CATAAATTTAAAGTACAATAGTACTTTAATATGATCATCGGAATCTGTGGACTTATAGGCAGTGGCAAGGATACCATTGCAGACTATCTAGTTGAAAAACATAATTTTACAAAAATGTCATTTGCTGACAAATTAAAAGATGCAGTGTCTCAAATGTTTGAATGGGATAGAGAATTGTTGGATGGAAAAACAGCCGCAAGTAGAAAATGGCGCGAAGAACCTGATGCATACTGGAGCAAAGAAGTAGGCAGTGTGATCACTCCTAGGCTGGCTTTGCAAAAATTTGGCACTGAGTGCATGCGCAATGGATTCTTTGATGGCATTTGGGTCAGTTTGCTCAAGAAAAAAATTACTGAAAATCCCCACATGAATTGGGTGATTCCAGATGTGCGTTTTTTGAATGAAGCAGATATGATCAAATCAGTGAGTGGCAAAGTGTGGTGGGTTAAAAGAAGTCCCTTGCCCTTATGGTTTAAAATATATCAGGACGTAGGAGTTGAGCCTACAGACATTCATCCCAGCGAATGGGCATGGGCCACATGCAACTTTGATGCAGAATTAGACAACAACAGCACCATTGCACATCTTAGAAATCAGGTACAAGGTCTCCTTGCACCCATTTAATACCTTGTGCTTGTAACACTCTCTGACAGTTAGCACACACTGTTTTAAGATTATTAAATCTACAATTGTTTAGATTGCCATCCACATGAAACACATTGAATTGTTGATCATGTTTGCTTTTATATGTACACTTATCGCATTCGTTCTTTTTAATATATCCAGATTGCTGCCATTTGGGTATGCCCATGGATTTGCCTTTGTATCTAATGCACAGTTCACACTGGCTTCTGTAGAATACCTTGTTTGCTTTGTGATAATTCACAGCACAAGGGCGTTGTTTACAGGTCCTACACAAAGATCTCATAGCGTATTTAGCTGCCCTTTTTAGGCCCTTTTTGTTGGGTTTATCAGGCATCTTTTTGAGCTATCTGAATAAATATATTCAAATAAGTCATAGATAGGAGAAAATAATATGGCACTAGTATCACCAGGCGTACAAGTTACAGTAATAGACGAAAGTTTTTATACACCAGCGGAACCAGGTACAGTTCCGATGATTTTCATTGCCACTAGGCAAAACAAAGCAAACGCCTCAGCCACAGGCACAGCAATAGGAACCACAAAAGCCAATGCTGGAAAACCTTTCTTAATAACTTCTCAAAGAGATTTAAGTGATACTTTTGGTGATGCAGTATTTGTCACAGACTCAAACAATAATCCAATTCACGGTGGAGAAACCAACGAATATGGTTTACAAGCTGCATACTCTTACTTAGGAATCAGCAATAGAGCATACGTTGTAAGAGCAGACATTGACCTAGCAGAGTTAGCAGCATCAGCCTCAGCTCCTGAAGCAAATCCTGCTGCAGGCACTTATTGGTTTGACACAGGTAACACATTGTTTGGAATATTCGAATGGAACGCAAATCCAATCACTGCCACCAATGGACAAACATTTGCAAACAAAGTACCAACAGTAGTCACTGCTACAGAATTAGATCAACTTGTAGGAGACACTGCAGGTAATGCTCCAAAAAGTTCAAGTGGAAAAATTGGTGATTATCTTATCAATGCTACCACAACATTTAATAATCTTTATTTTAAAAATTATCTTGGCACTTGGGTGCTAGTTGGCAGCAACGCTTGGAAAGCCAGTCATCCTACAATTTTAGGTTCTGCGCAAAATCCAGGAGCACTTTCAGGAACTTTTTCAATCAATGGCACAAACATTACAGCAGTAACTTTAGGCGCACTGGTCACTGCCATTAACGGAGCTGGCATATCAGGTGTTACAGCAGCAAGTGTCAACTCAGCGTTGGCAATATTTTCAACCACTAACAATCTTGCAATAGCACTAGTGTCAGGCACAATATTAACAACTTTAGGAATCACAGCAGGCACTTACTACATACCATCAGTGACCACTGCTTCACACACACAGGTTCCATTGTACAAATCTACAGATGCAAATCCAAGACCTACAGGTTCTTTATGGATCAAGATTACTGCACCAAATCAAGGAGCTAGATTCAAAGTTAAAAAATTCAACGGAGTAACCAATCTATTTGAAGATGTGGCAGCTCCATTGTACAACAGCAATGAATCAGCTGTGTACAACTTAGATAGAACAGGTGGTGGAGTCAACATACCATTGGGTGCGTTGTATGTAAATTCCAACAACACCAGTGATGAAGTTGATTACAGAATTTTAAGAAAACAAAATGGTGGCGCTACAATTATCAAATCAAGTGTGATTACCACTCAGTTAGTAGCAGGCAATTACACATTCACAATGGCAGAGTCCAAAGTTAATCAAGAATCTTTAGATGCAGCAAAAACAATCACTTTATCTTCAGGCACTTCAAATGCAATGGCAGGAGCTTCAGGTGATGCTAACAAAATTGCAACAGCCATTAATGCAGCTGGCTTTACCAACATTCAAGCAAGTGTGGACACTTTGAATCGCATAGTGATAGCACACAATTTAGGCGGCGAAATTAAAATCACTGACACCGATGATTTATTAAGTTTAGCAGGTTTTGTAGGAGAGTCCACTGACAATCTTTACAATGATGATGCTACTGACGGGTCAACCAACCCAGTGGTATTAAGAGCATCTAATTTTAAAATATTATCATATGTAGCAGGCACAAATAATCCAACCAGTTTGACTACTGATGGTAGATTATGGTACAGCTCTGTGGTAGATGAAGTTGACATAATGTATCACAATGGTACCACTTGGAAGGGTTACAGAGATGCAGCAGCGTTTCCTAACACTGATCCAAACGGTCCAATTGTTTCAGCCACTCAACCAACTGAACAAAGCGATGAAACAGTTTTAGTGACTGGTGACATATGGATTGACTCCAGTGATTTAGAAAACTATCCAAAAATTTACAGATGGAATTCAATCACAGCAAGATTTACAGCAGTTGACAATTCAGATCAAACCACTGAAAATGGAATCATATTTGCTGATGCAAGATATGGAACCTCTGGCACACTCAGTGAAGATCCTGCTACCATTGTAGCATTATTGACTAGTAACTTTGTAGACTTCGATGCTCCAGATCCAGCCTTGTATCCAAAAGGCATGTTGTTGTTCAACACACGCAGAAGCGGATTCAATGTGAAAAAATTCATGAGAAACTATGTGAATGTAAATGAGTCTAACACTAGGTTCCCAGAATCTATGTCTGCTTATTACCCACACAGATGGAAAACTGAATCTGCAAACCAAGTGAACGGCGCAGGCACATTTGGAAGAAAAGCACAAAGAGCAGTTGTGGTACAACAGTTACAAGCAATGTTGAATTCCAACGATGCTATTAGAGATGATGCATCAAGATTGTTCAACTTGATGGCATGTCCTGCTTACCCAGAATTAATTGGAGAAATGGTAACATTAAACTATGACAGAGGTTTGACAGCTTTTGTAATAGGTGATGCTCCATTTAGATTGGCTCCAGACGCAACTTCTTTAAATGAGTGGGCCACAAACGTAAACCTTGCAGTGCAAGACAGTGATGCAGGATTAACCACACGAGATGAATACTTAGGTGTATTTTATCCATCAGGATTTACCAGTGACAACGCTGGTAGAGATGTTGTAGTTCCACCAAGTCACATGATACTTAGAACTATTGCATTGAGCGATCAAGTTTCTTATCCTTGGTTCGCACCAGCAGGTACGAGACGTGGTGGCATTACTAATGCTTCTGCAGTTGGTTTTGTAAGCTCTGAAGGCGAATTTGTGAACACAGTATTGAATGAAGGTCAAAGAGATACATTGTACTCTTCAAATGTGAACCCAATCACAGTGATCACAGGAGCAGGTCTTGTTAACTATGGTCAAAAAACCAGAGCAAGAAATGCATCAGCATTGGACAGAATCAACGTGGCAAGATTGGTAATCTACATGAGAAGCCAGTTACAAAAATTAGCTAAACCTTATGTGTTTGAACCCAATGACAAAATCACTAGAGATGAAATCAAACAACAAACAGAAAGTTTATTGCTAGAGTTAGTAGGCACTAGAGCACTGTATGACTTCTTAGTCGTGTGCGATGAGAGCAACAACACTCCAGCCAGAATAGATCGTAATGAATTGTACTTGGACATAGCAATTGAACCAGTAAAAGCAGTTGAGTTCATTTACATACCGTTACGTTTAAAAAACACAGGGGAAATATCAGGTTTATAATTAACTTATAAATACTATTAATAGGAGAAACAATGAGTATATCTACACTATCTAAATTAACAGTACCTTTGGCCAGCAACGCAAGTGCGTCGGGTCAAGGTTTGTTGATGCCAAAACTGCAGTATCGTTTTAGAGTATCTTTGGAAAATTTTGGCGTGTCAACACCAACCACAGAATTGACAAAACAGGTGATGGACGTAACCAGACCAAATTTATCTTTTGAAAAAATTACTTTGGATGTGTACAACTCAAAAGTTTATCTAGCTGGCAAACACACTTGGGAGCCTATCACATTAAATTTAAGAGAAGATGTCAACAACAACGTTCAAAAATTAGTGGGCGAACAGTTACAGAAACAATTTGACTTCTTTGAACAATCCGCAGCAGCATCAGGAGCTGATTATAAATTCTTAACT